TCACCACTTCCCCAAGGTCAGAATTTTCCGGGTGATGAAGAACACGATCCCGAGCGACACCACGGTCATGCACTCGGGAATCTTGAAGATGTTGACGAACCACGCGATGGTCGGCCCGGCGTTTGCGAACAGGGTGCCGAGCTTGTACTCGGTCATGAATTCGGGCACCGGCAGCTTTTCCAGTGCATGTGCGGCCAAGTCCAGGACTTGTTCGATCGCATACAGCACAAGATCACGGAAGAACTCAACGATGGCGGTCCACAGGCGTTCCACCTGCCTGCGGATGTACTCGGTCAGATCGTTGAGCCATCCGGCCTGCATCGTCACGAATGCGATTAGGTTGATCATGTGAGCGCGATCTTGATTGCGTGGAAGGCAGCGAACGCGAGCAGCAGCCAGCCCAGCAGTTGAAGGATGGCGACGATCTCAGGCTTGCACAGGAAGTCAAACGTCATGGCGTCCCAATACGGCGTGGCCGGGAACGTGAACATCGGACAGGAGGCGCTGACACTGATCTCAAAGAAGCTCTTGGTAGCGTCAATGATCGGGGCCTTGCTGACGCGCTCGGCGAAGTCGTCGTATAGCTTCTCGACGGTCTTGCCTTCCGGCTTGTACAGCGCGTCCCCATCGCCCCCCGGCTGGCCGGGGCCATCACCATCGCCCTCGCCGGGACCTGGGCCCGGACCAGTACCACCGCCATCCCCATCCCCATCCCCATCCTCATCCCCGTCGCCGTCGCCGCCGCCCTCGCCTCCGTCACCGCCGCCCGGATTGGTGCCGCCGCCATCGCCATCACCGCCCCCGTTGTCGCCTCCACCATCGCCGCCACCCGGATCTGTGCCGCCGCCATCGCCGCCCCCTTCCTCGCCACCATCACCTGCAGGTGTAGGTGCCGGCGCATCGGACTCGGTGCAGGTTCCACCTGTCGGCATGAACGAGACACCGGCAGTACCCTTTGGATCAAGCGAGCTGGTATACATGCAGCCGTTGTGACACGCGTTCACGCTGGCCGCAGTTTCTCCACCCTGCCAGCCGAATTCCTCAGCGCGGGCAGTGCATAGCGATACGAAGTTGTAGTACTGGCCCTCTGCCACGTTGCTGGAGCCGCAAACATTCCCAGGATTCGTCCAGCCAGCCAAGAACGACGAACCGGACTGACGCACGACACAAGCCTGCCTATTCGGGGCCTGAGTCTTGAATGCTGCGTATGCAGATGCCGAGGCGAACGCCATACCCTCATCGCACTTGTCGCCCAAGCGTGTGCAAAGCGAAAGGTTCTGCGCTGACGCCGTGCCCAGGCCGAGTGCGAGCAAGTTCGCAGCCGCGAGAAGCATGCCAATGCCTGTGAACTTGAATCCGAGCCGCTGAGCCGTCACCGATCCATTCCCATGCACACGGCGATTCCACACAAGGCGCTGATGAATCCGGCAAACAGGCAGAGGATCATTTGCCGCCTCGCATCAAGAACAGCCGTGCCACCTTCGGGCCTGCCCAGAGGCCGAACTTCAACTGCGCAATGACGGCGCAGCCGCCCAGCACCGCAAGAACCACCATGCCGACCTCGAGCCCGCTGATGATCATCTGATAGTCCATATCGCTCCCCTGAAATAGAAAGGGGAGGCATGGCCTCCCCTACCCCATCACTGCTCGGCTTACGACTTACCGAACAGGCCCGCCACCTTGCGGCCGCCCCACAGGGAGAAGCCGACCACGGCGATCAGGGCCAGACCACCACCGATGGCGGTCAGCGCGGCAGCGACCGACAGGCCGGTCAGAATCGATTCGAAATCCATGTAAATCCCCTTTCATTGATTGAGTTGATGGCGGCCTACGATTTATCGAACACAGCTGCAACACGGCCACCGATGTGCGCAGCCAAATACAAGGTCATGATCAGAATGAACGGCCCCGACGCCCATCCTGCGAGTACGTCTTTGTCCGGCACCTTGAACGCCTCGGCGAACATGGCGACGGAGGAAGCCTCTGCGCTGCTCATCAACACATACCCCGTGCACTGATCGACGGGCTGACCGGTTGGGATCAGCGTTCCGCTCTCCCCTAAAGCAACGCAGAGGCTCATGACTTAGGCCTGCCCGGCTACGCGCGGCGCAGTCTTCGGCAGCGGGCGCAGTGCGGTGAACTTGCTCAGCGAGAGCACGCCCTTGTTGACCTGCGCCATGGTGGCAACGTCCAGTTCGTATTCGCCCTCGGCGAACGGCTGCTGGCCCTTGTCCAGGCGCACATCGAACGGATAGGCGAAACCGGCCGTTTCCAGCTTGGCTTTCTGCTTGCGGGTGGTGTACTCCACGCTCTCGCCTGCATCGTTCTTGAAGCTGCCACCGCGCTCATCAACGCTGGACGACAGGACGGTGACCTTGATGACGTTCTGGATCATTTCGTTACCCCTTTGAGGTTGGCTGTACGGCCGCGATTTCGGGCCAGTGCGCTGCTGTGTCGCCTGTGACCCACTTCGGCAGCGATGGCGAAGTGCAGGATTCGATTACCGACCGCAGCGACTGGTCGTCCGGGCAGTTCTTGGCGATGAAATTGAGGGCCGCGCCGTACTGGCGGCGGATGTGGCGGCGAACGCTCTTCCACGTCGCTTCAACGGCGGCTTTCGTGATTTCGCTGCGCGTGGCAACGCAGCGCAGAAAGGACAGGACCGGGTAGGCACCGAGCAGATAGGAAGCCGGATCGCGCAGAATGTCGAGCGGCAGTTCCTTGCGGTTGGAGTTGCGGAACTGCGCCTCATAGCGCACCCAAGGCGAACTCTTGTCGCCCTGCTCCCTGCCCTTCTCGTAGACCCGCAGCTGCTTTTCAGACTTCTTGCCGCCGACATAGAACGTCTTGCCGTCACCGCTGTCGTAGTCATCCACCAGCTGCGCTTTAGGGCGCTGGCCGCGATTGTTGAACTCACCTTCCTCGTACCACTTCTGCGCGAGGCGCAATGGGTATTCGCCCGCCAGGTCATCGGCGCACACGTCAACACGAGTAATCCTTCCGGCGCAGCTTTCGAGCTTCGCTCGAAGCTCCAGCCACCGCTTCGCATGGCCGCAGCGCGCTGCGCCTATCGCCTTGCATCCATCACCTGTTAGCTCGATGCGGGCGGTATATGTGCCATCTGCACGGCGGCACTCTTCGCCGCCTAGTTCGATCATGCCGACGAACTTCTTGGCCGCGTCGATGATCTTGATACGCCACGTGTAGAAGCGACCGCCACCCGCTGTTTCATCCAGTTCAAGGCCAAGCCCAGCGAAGAACCAGCAGAACACCTGCAGGGCCGCGATGCGCGCGTTCTCCGGGGAGAACTCGATCCACTGGCGGACTTCTTCGAAACTGTCGCCATCACGGAATGCAAGTTCATCCAGCGCTGCGCGCAGATCGATGGAAGCGGAGAACCAGTCAATGCCGACCGTCAGGGTTCCATCGGCGTTCCTGAATTCACTGACTCCCCTGTTAGACGAGGGGAGTCCCGACCCGGCCAGCACCGCGCGATCACCGGCCATTGGAGCGGTCCTTGCTGAGCTTCCAGAGACGACGAAGCGCCAGCCACGCCTGCTCGATCACGATGGACAGCAGCGCAGCCCCCAGCCAAACGGTGATGAGCGCGGCGCACGCCGCAAGACCCATATCGAACTCCGCCAGTTCGGCGAACGAGGGAAACCTGCTCATGCGGCGCGCTCCTGCTCTTCGGCGAAGCGGGCTGCGGCCAGCAGATCACCGCGCTTGGTGGCCGCGATTTCGGCCTGATAGAGCGCTTCGTGATTCGGGGTCCAACCGGTTGCGGCCAGTTCGGCGCGTGCCTGGACGACGAAGGCCGCTTCGTATGCGCTGCGACGGGCGGACTCCCCACGCCGGTCGAGGCACCACGAAACGAGTTTGGCGCTGCCAATGGATACGGCCACGATGGCCGCCAGCAGCACGAAGGCAATGAACGGATCGATCATCCCTGTTCCCCTGCCCCAAGCCCCAAGAGAACCCGCCAGCGGCCTTGGGGTGCCGGTGGCGGGGTCGCCTACAGCCGTAGGCGATGGGGGCTTTATACGCGCCTACATCCGTAGGCGTCAACACCTGTAGGCTACACCCGTACACGAACCCGAGGCGGCTATGGACTGGAATGACTTCTTTGAGCGAACCCGCGTAGCGGCCAAGGTCGAGAGCTATTCAAAGCTGGCACCGCTGCTGGGGATTACGGATGGCGCAATCGGCCACTACCGCATGGGCAGGCGTGTTCCGCAGGTGTGGGTGGTGGCGGATGCGCTCCGTATCCAAGGCCATCCGGAGCCTGAAAAGCAGGCGATTGAGATCATGAAGCGTGCGGCGCTTACCTCGCCGGAGCGTACCTTCTGGAAGCGCTTAGCGGCGACCGCGATGGCCTTGTGCTTGGCGGTTGGCTTCGCCCTGCCCCACAAGGCTCAGGCGGCGGTGCCGGGCTTCGATAGCGCTCACGCTGTATACATTATGCGAAAATCTGGTACATCTTAGGGTGTTGCGTAACGGGCCCAAACTTGAGCGCTGTGTCCGCAACACAACTACGTTTGATGGTACATATGGCGCTGCTTCCTCAACAGGAAACAGCCTTTGCTCAATGTGCTTGCTGACCCTCAGGTTCCAGCCTCACTACGCGGCGCTCTGCTTGTTGACGATGTGCACAGGCTGCCGCGGTACTGGGCTAGCGTTTGGGCGTTGATGTCCAGCCATGACCTCGCCGCATCTAGCTAGATAAAGAAGCTTCGCTACATCGAGAGCTTGTACTCGCATGCGGACCGCCAGTTCGGCACCCACGCGCTGGATGACGCCCTTGGTTGCTTGGATGACGTTTTGCTTGCCGAGATTCTTGAGTCTTGGTTCATATCAATCCGTAACCAGTCTTCGGTTGGTCCGGCCGACGAATCACGTTGGCGCGCCGGCTTAGCATTTGTCGAATCGGTGGTCACTTGGTTGTCTAAGTCGACGTTGCCAACTGGTCGACTCCAGCAGATTGAAGCTCGCCTCCATCGGCTCGCCCACCTGTATGGGCAGCTCCACGTACGCAGGAGCCGTCAGCCAAGTCAAATTCGTTCACTGCCAGCGAGCGCGATCAAGGCGCTCTACGAAATGCTAGACCCTGCGTCAGCCATCAATCCGTTTTCACGGCAGCGCACGCGATGGCTCGTCTTTGTCTCCTTCTTGTTGATGCTCCATCAAGGGCTTCGCCGCGGCGAGCTCCTGTTGCTTGCTGCAGACGTGATCAAGGAGGGATTTGATGAAAGGCGGCAGAAGTCACGCTTCTGGATGAATGTACAAGCGAACCCGTACTCCGACAGCGGCGACGACCCCAGGTACTCCAAGCCCAGCATCAAGTCGGCGAGCTCTGTCCGTCAATTGCCGGTCAGCGATGCGGTTGCAGGACTAGTACAGACCTATGCTGAAAACTACCGAGGTAGGCCCGGTCACGCTTTCCTCCTGAATACACAGCAGGATAGCCCGCTGTCTACAGAGTCTTTGACGAAGATGTTTCTTGCAATTTCTGCCAGCCTACCCCCTTCCGTTCTCCGAGAGCTGAAGGAGCGGAGCGGGAGAGAATCTGTCACCCCCCACGATCTTCGCCATACTTGTGCCGTAGTGCGGCTGAATCAGTTGCTTCACCGTGGAGACTCAATGGATGAAGCGCTGCAGAAGCTCCGGGCCTTCTTTGGCTGGTCGCGAGAATCACAGATGCCAGTGCGATATGCGCGAGCAGTATTTGAAGACCGTCTGTCGTCGGTGTGGAACAACGAGTTTGACAGTCGAGTTGAAATTCTAAGAGCTATTCCTTCCTGAGTTCGATCGTTGAAGAGGAAAGTGAACATGCAATGTGATCATCATCTTCATCTTGACCTTTCAACGTTGCACGAAGTGGCTGCGCAGCTTCCGCCGCTGCCGTCCGTGATCAGGTACTACGACGATTTCGATGACACGCTTCGCTCAATTCGAGACCCTGCAACAGTCAGATGCTTCTCAGTTCATGCGAATGGGAGTGTTATCAACATCGACTTCACCTCGGCCCACGGCGCATTTGGAACACTACTAAAACACGTGTTTCTACGCATTGTTGGAGAGGGGTTCGCGCCGAGGACCGCTGCACAGTACACCCTTGGTGGAAAGCACTTGGGGCATGAAGATATCGCTGGACTGCTGAGCGCCGGGCCCACAGGTATTTCATCCGTTTGGACCATCTTTCTCGCGAAAGCGCTGCCTACGGACGCCTACTCGTGCGCAAAATCGATCCTCAAGTTGCTTTGCCAGCATCGCATCAATGGCTGGTCCAATTCCTATCAGGACGTCCTATCTGCCCTGCCCCTCCCCTTCAATGACAAATACGCCGCCGTTCGATCCGGTGACGCCTTCATTTCAGTGAGCGATGAGGCTGCGATAGTTAGATTTCTGGATGAAGCGGGGATCAAATCCCAGAAGTCGTTGCTCGTTCTCGAAGATGTGCAAGACGCAGCGATGCTCCTTTGCGCGTATCAGTTTGCCATGCGACCGATTCAAATTGCAATGCTGACCTTTCGAGATCTTAAGATTCGTCGAGAAGGTGACGAATTGCTTGCTTCTGTTCACATTACATTCCGCATGGCAAAGCAGCGGAGCTCCAGTGGCTCCAAGCCACTGCTCAGGCGAGTTAAACGCGAGTGGACCTCACTCTTCGTCGAGATTGATCGGCACTTTCAGGCCAGCGGCGAGGATGCAGAAGCCAGGGTGTTCGGTGTCGCATCCGCCAATGAAGCAAGTCGCCGCATTAGCTCGATACTTCGCGGTCTCCTCGAGCAGGACGCGACCGCTGTCAACCTGCGACACACAGCTGCTCAACGCCTCGTTGACGCCGGGGCAAGCCAGGAGGAGCTGGCCGAGTTCCTTGGGCATTCGGATATGACCACCGCGCTCGTCTACTACGAGACTTCAGCCAACCAGGCTGAGCGGGTGAACAAGGCACTGGGAATCTCCGACATCTATCAGCGCGTGGCCCGCATTGCCCACGACCGGTTTATCGATGCCGAGGAACTGGCCCGACTAAAGGAGTCCCAGCAGATAGGCGGAGCCCCCCATGGAGTGCCGATCGCAGGAATCGGCGGATGCAGTTCCGGCCAGGCCGTGTGTCCTTACAACCCAATCCTGTCTTGCTATGGCTGCAGGAAGTTCATGCCGATTCACGAGGTTCAGATCCACTCGAAAGTTCTAGCGGACTTTCGGGGTGTTGCGCGGTTCTTTCATGACTCATCTCGTGGTGACACAGGCTCTCCCGCCTACCTACAGCTCGAGAGGACCATTGCCGCGGTTCAGGCAGTGCTGCTCGAGCTTGAGGGTTCGCCGTCTTGA